GACCGCACTCGGGCTTGTGCCTATCACTGATCCTCGTAACGCTCGCCCTCTGTCGGTCTTTATTGAACTTCCCAGCGTCACAGCGTTTACATACAACGTGGGGGATATCAGCCTTCGACTTCGTGTGCTGGCACCGCCTCCGGGCAACCAAGACGCAGGGGATTACCTGATGCAAATCGCAGATCAGATAATGAACTCACCAATCGCGGTCACGGATCTTCGTCCGGGCCTCGTATCCGTTGGGGGGCAAGACTTGCCTTCTTACGACTTAACCGTTGCCGTAGCCGTACGGCGCAACTAACCAAAAGGAGCCCTCATGGCTACAACAACATTCCTCAGCAATGCCACGATTAACATCACGCAGGGCGCAACCACCACTGACCTTTCAGACCAAGCAAACGCCGTTTCCGTCATGGTCGGCGTTGACTCGCTTGAGTCCACCGCTTTCGGCGACACAGGACACCGCTTCACAGCTGGTCTTCAGAACGTCGAAGTCACAATGACTCTGTTCCTCAGCTATGGCGCTTCAGAAGTTGAGGCAATCCTCAACTCTTGCGTGGGCACAGGTTCAACCGTGTTGACCATCTCACCATCAGGAACCACTGAATCAGCCTCTAACCCTGAGTACATCATCACGAACTGCATGCTCAGCGACTTCACCCCAATCAACTCAACGGTGGGCGAACTCGCAACAGTTGAGGTCACCTTCACAGGTGGTACTTGGGTTCGTGACGTAACCGCACCGTAAACCCGTAAACCTTCAGGAGAAACAACATGAAGATCACACTCGCAGTCGAACAGATTGACGGTCAGACCTATCAGGTCACCACCAACTTGTTTTCTATTGTGGCACTGGAGCGCAAATTCAAGATTCGCGCTTCTGACCTTGCCTCCGGTGTCGCAATGGAGCACCTAGCTTTCCTCGCTTTTGAGGGCGCAAAGCAAAACAGCATCACCGTCCCAGCCGTCTTTGATGACTACATCAAGAAACTGGTGTCGGTAGAAGTTGTCAGCGAGGACGCTGCAAACCCTACGCAAGAGGCTCTTACCTCCGAACCATCTGCGAGTTAGCAGTTGAGACGGGGTTTTGGCCTCACCAAATCCCATTCGATACACAAGAGCTGCACACCATGTTGGATGTGCTAAAGCAGAGAGCAAAGGAGAGTAAACGTGGCCGCTGAACTTGGCATGGAAGTCGTTGGTCTCAAAGAGGCTCTCAAAGAATTGAATGACATTGACAAGAAGCTTCGCAGGCAGGTCACCAAGGACTTCAAGGAAATCGTGCAACCTGTGATCCAGGAGGCGTATGGTCGTATGCCTGTTGACCCTCCGTTGTCGGGTATGAAGTATTCGTGGAAGGGCAAGTCAGGCAAAGAAATTATGCACTGGCAGTCGATGATGGTTCGTAAGAATCTCAAAGCGTTTACATCAGGTAAGAAGATCCGTGATACCGGGCTCGGGTTTAAACAGAATGTGGGCGTGTTTGGTATTCGTTGGGGTGGCACTCAGGCAACCATTTTTGACATGGCTCGCAAAGGTGATCTAGGTCAGCAGTTAGACCGCCGTTTCGGTCAGCCGTCTCGAGTTCTTTACCGTGCCTACGAGGTTAAGCAAGCCGAAGTTGAAGGTCAGTTGAAAGACTTGGTCTCGAGAGTTATGCGTCAAGTTGGACGCGGTGGGAACATTTAGCCATGTCTGTTGTACTTAACATTTTTAGCGAGTTTGACTCTTCGGGTGTCGAGAAGGCAAAGAAAGAGTTTGCCCAGCTTGACGGCGTTGCAGCCAAAACTAAGTTTGCGTTTAAGAAGGCTTTGATTCCTGCGACTGCTGCGGTGGCTGGTTTGGGTGCTGTTTTGTTTGACGCAACTAAGGGCGCTATGGAGGACGCTGCTTCGCAGGAAATCCTTACTAAGTCTCTTAAGAACAACACTGCCGCTACTGATGCACAGATTGCAGCCAATGAGGATTGGATTAGTACTCAGGGCAAGTTGCTTGGTGTTACCGATGATGAGTTGCGTCCAGCCCTAGCCAAACTTGCTCGGCAGACGGGCTCACTTGAAAAGGCTCAGCAGGGCGCTTCCCTTGCCATGGACATAGCCGCAGCGACAGGCAAGCCTCTCTCCGCGGTCACGGATGCGTTAGCGCGTGGGTACGCAGGTAATACGACAGCGCTAGCAAAGCTTGACCCGAAACTTCGTGATCTGGTTAAGGGCGGTCTTGACGCTGAGGGCGCTATGTCGGTTCTTGCGGATACGTTCGGCGGTTCTGCAACGACCAAGGCAAACACCGCTGAGGGACAGTTCCAACGCTTGTCGGTTTCGCTCGCTGAAACCAAGGAGACAATCGGCGCTGCTTTGTTGCCAATTATCGAAAAGGTTTTGCCGTTCCTTGCTCAGCTGGGCGACTGGGCTTCTAATAACACAACAGCCTTCCTAGTTATCGCTGGTGTAATCGGCGGTATTGCAGCTGCCATCGTTCTTGTAAACGCCGCTATGGCTATTTGGACAACGGTTACAACCGTCTTCACTGGCGTAATGGCTGCTTTTAACGCGGTCATGGCTATGAACCCAATCGTGCTAATCGTGATCGGTATCGGGTTGCTAATTGCTGCACTGGTCATCGCCTACAAGAAGTTTGAAGGCTTCCGCAAAGTTGTTGACACCGTCTTCAAGTTTATTGCTGGCGCGGTCAGTGGCTCACTCGATCTAATCAAGGGTTACTTTTCAACCGTCCTTGGTTTCTATAAAACCATTTTCAACGGCATTGCTTCATTGTGGAATAACACTGTCGGCAAATTGTCTTTCAAGGTTCCTGGCTGGGTGCCGGGTCTTGGCGGTAAGGGTTTCGATGTCCCGAACATTCCGATGCTCGCTGCAGGTGGCATTGTTACGAGTCCTACGCTGGCGATGATTGGCGAGGCTGGCCCTGAGGCTGTTGTGCCTTTGAACCGTGCTGGCGAGTTCGGCATGGGTGGCGGTAACAACGTCACTATCAATGTAAACGGCGGAGACCCGAACGCTGTTGTAAACGCGCTTCGTACTTACATGCGCCAAAACGGTTCCGTACCTATTCGAGTAAGCAACATTTACTGATGACCATTCAGAACTATCGCGTTTACTACGGGACTGTCCCGAATACCTTTATTGGTTATTTGGACAATGTGCAAAACATCCAAATCACTGTCGGACGACAAAAGCAACTCGACCAAATCAAGGCAAGCACGGCAAACATTTCTTTGCGGTACCCAACAGGTTTTGCAACCCCCATCGCTGAACTTGTGACTGGTACTTACATTGCTGTTTACAACATCACAAACGATCTGTATTCCAATTACCCGGTGTGGTTTGGTCGTATCACCGATGTTGTGGCTTCGTATGGAATCCCATATCAAAGCGGAGTAGGCCCTGCTGATTATCTAGAAATCAGTTGTGAAGGCAATTTTGCAGCGTTAGGGCGCATGGAAGGCAACGGCTATTCGATGGCTGCTGGCGACGTTTCTACGCAAATTGCTACTGCTAGCACTCAAACAGGAATTACCATTAATGCTCAGCCTGCAAGCATTACAACCCCTGTGGCTGCAACTACGGTTTCGACAACTTGGGCTGACTGGGTTGCTCGGGTTTGTCAAAGCACAAACAGCCGATTATGGGATGGCGGTACAGCTGCTGAATCTACTGTGGTGAGCCCGTTCATTGGTTACACGGCTCAAGTATTTTTTGGTGACACAAACGCCCCATATGAACAGAACTACAGCCAAATAAATTTCGATAGTTATTCGGACAATTACTACACGCAAGTAACCGTTGACCCCGAAAGTTTCAGTCCATCGACCGTAACGAAGGCTGGAGCAGCAGCCCCGTATCGCACCTATCAGACCAACACTTTGAACGCCAGCACCGCACAGGCAACGGACTACGCCAATTATCTTTTGGCTAACTATTCAGATCCGAAACTTGGTATTAGTTCGGTGACTTGTATTGCTGAGGCTCAAAGTAGTTTCCGTCTTGATAGGGCTGGTTACAACAATAGTTTGGGTTCTGCACCGGGTTGTCGAACAACTGTTCAGTTCCGTGGCGTTGTTTATTATTGCGTCATTGAGGGTGTCACTATGTCGGCTTCCCCTGCGGGTGCAACGTTTACTTTTTATTTGTCTGCTGAGGACTTGAATGCGTATCTCATTTTGAATGACAATTTCTTTGGCAAACTTGATGAGAACAGATTGGCTTATTAGGAGGCTTTAATGACTTATCCATCTTTTACCGCTGGCGAGGTTTTACGCGCTGCGGATATGAACGCTGTCGGCTGGTGGCTTGTCAAGACACAGACCATTGGCACAGGCGTTACAAGCATTCCGGTGACAAACGCTTTTAGCGCCGATTACGACAATTACCGAATCATTATTGAAAACACCACAACCAACGGTACAGCCTCACACTTAATGGAATTAACTGGGCAAACAACGCTTTATTACAACGCAGGTGAATACTTTTTATGGGGTACAGGCGGTTCAACATTTTTTAACCCAGTCGCAAGTTCTGCCTGGACATTGTCAGCAAATGTTGCAAACGGGTTTTATACACACTCAATTATTGACTTAATTAACCCACAAAAAGCAACCGTCACAAGTGGTTCTGTTGTTTCACAATCGGGCAACGGTGGCTACAACGCTCAGTTGCTTAACTCAAACACAATTTCATCAACAGGCTTTACTATTTCAAAATCTGGTAACACCATGACAGGCGGAACTATTCGCGTTTACGGATACAGGAACTAACCATGACACGACCATTAATTCAAATTGACGAAGACGGCAACAGCCGAGAAATGACCAAAGAAGAACACAACTTCTATCTAGAACTATGGGAAGAAGCGAGAAAACATGCGCCGCCTACTGCTGACATTGACACTGGCATTAGCCCTGAGTAGTTGCGCTGACCGCGTACGCGAAAACTGCGAAACCACAAAAGCCAACGGACTACTAGAAAGACGCTGCCCATGAAACCCGAAAACCGCCTAACCAACGAAGAAATCAAAGCCCGCCTAATCCTCATCGTAGGCATCGCCTTGTCGTTCTCATTCGTCATGGCAATCGTGTCCCTGATCTACGGCTTGCTATTCGTAGTCCAGCCCCTCGACCAGAGCCCCAATGACGCAGAAGCATGGGGTGTCCTTTCCCCGATGCTGATGACCCTCGCCGGTGGACTCATCGGACTACTCGCAGGCAACGGCCTCAAAGACAAGCCAAAGGATCCCCCAGCACCATGATTAGCGCAACCGTTACTGTCGCCACCACGCCAACCCTGCTAGTCGCAGCTGCTACAGGCACACGCACGATCTACCTCCACGTCGACGGCAACACCATCGTCTATTTAGGCGGTGCAACAGTTACAACCGCTTCAGGTACAGCCGTGGAAAAACACACAAGCCCTATCCCCATCATCCTGCGAGATGGCGACACCCTGTACGGCATCGTCACAACTGGAACCGCCGATGTAAGAGTTTTGAGGGACAACTAATGCCACGCAAGTACCCGTTCTTTCCTGCGTGGGATGGTGAAGCCACAGACCCCGTCACCAAGAAGTTCTACGACCTCTGCAAACGCCGTTGGGCTTTCACCAACCTAGGCATGTACGCAAACCGCCCCATGCGTGGCTCCAAGAACCTCTCCGTGCATGCGACAGGCTTTGCTGTTGACATGGGCTATCCAGCCACCCGTGCAGGCCGTGCAGTAGCGCGTGAAGCATGGGACTGGCTCATCGAACACAGCGAAGAGCTGCGTATCTGTGAGATTCACGACTACTCGTATCTCAACCCTAAACAGGATCCAAAAGACAAAACCTCGTGGGGACGTGGCTACCGCTGTTCCCGAGGCGAAGATGTTAAAGGCGTAAAGGTGTTTACCGCTACCGACAACGCAGGCACACCCGGCGGTGCATGGCTTCATGTTGAGGTGTCCAACGATTGGGAATCCCCTGAGGCTTTTGAGGCTGCATGGCGCGCCCTACCTAAGCCTGTAAAGACTCCCTAGGGGCTTGGTCTCTCCTAGGGGCTAGGAGGGTTGGGTGTGTTGTTTCTCCCCCACTCCAGCCCTCCGCTTTCGTAATGCTTGACTTGTGTTTACACATCAGGAAGAATGTTTACACGGGCGACCAAGCGCCCCCAAACAAAGGAGACATCATGTTCGATGACTTGCCACTCTTCCGCAAAGAAGACCCGATCACCTCAGTGCTAGGCGCTGGCGATGTGAAACCACGGAGACAAACTCAAGCGATGCAGCTTCTCGCAGAGTACGCCCACCGGGACGGCCTGACCGATGAGGAGGC